ATGATGAGAAGATAAGGGATTTGCAAAAATATTTTGTTGTTAATGACGACGAAATAGAAATAATAGAAGATGATGTACATGAATCTCCACAAAACTCAAATAATATTTTAAATGGAAATATTGTTTTTCCTGATTCAAAAGAAGGTTATTTAATAATAAATAATAGTGAAATAGAAATAGAAAACTTTATATATAAAACAATAATTTATAAAAAAATATGAATTTAACACCAATAAACGTATATATAAATTCTAATTTAGAACAAAAAAATAATTCTGTTAAAGAATTTTCTTTGTATTTGTGTGATATTTTAAATTCTATTAAATTATTACATTGGTATTCTAATGAATATAATCTTCATAAGATACTAGACGAAACATACGAATCTTTTGATGATCTTTTTGATAAACTAATAGAAGAAATTATAGGAATAACAAAAAAAGCGAATAATTTTTCTTTAGAATTTCCTAAAAGAGATGTTAAAAAAGTATTAGAATCTTGTTGTTTAGAAGAACAAATAAATGAATTATTAAGTATTTTAGCGTCATTAGAAAATACAATTAAAAATAATAATATGGATAATTTTATTAAAAATAATTGTTTTAATGGTATTAATAATACTATAGAAGAAATTTTATCAGTTTCCAATAAATGCAAATATTTAATCGGTATGATTAAATAACCGTTATTCCATAAATTCTGCTTGGTGGAATAGCTTCGGTTTTAATGTCTTGTTCAAATATAATCTGTTCCACCTCATCAAATGGATCTACGTTTGTCATATAACCACTAGTTAAAGGTTTAGTGTAACTTATATATCTAGCACTTGTGTCTGATATAAATGATCCATACCCCGCTTCATTTTCTATTATAATATCCAAATTTCCTAATGTTTCTATAGATGAAAATGGTAAACTTAAAACTAATGTGTTATTATCGACTATTTCAAAAGAAGAAACAGCATATCCTAAAAATGGTGGATAATATGGTTCTAACGAACTGATTCCAATGAATGGATTAAAAAGTGATGGTGGTTCTGGAAATAATAGATCATTTGATGCACTTAAATAAACCGCTCTTGTAAAAGAGAGGTGCTGTCCTGTAATATATATTAGTTTTTCTTGATTGTATACTTCTGCAAACTTTTTTTGTATTGTAAGTGGTCTTAAACACTCTAATTGAGGTCTTGCTGATAGATTTACTGTATATGATTCATATTCATCTAAGTCTGTTATTAAATCACAAGACATTATATCTTCATCAACTACTGGAACATAATCAGTATTTATATAATAAATCTTTTTAAGAGTTTCGGTATATTGATTGCTTTTAAATAACCAACCTTTAATAGTAAAAGAAGTATCTGCTGTTATTCTATATGACTGATTTGGTCCAATATCAGTAGGATACGTTACATTTACTGTTCCAGACCATAATATCTCGGTTCTTATCTCATAATCATTATTATAAGAAACAGGCATTACCCATGAAATAATAATATAAGGATCACAGTATGGTATAAAATTAGACAATACCTGATCCATATCTGTTTGAAATTTTGTTATTATAGACATGTTTATTCCAATGTTTATTGGAACTGGTTGTCTAATATTTCTTTTAAAATAATCGTTTGGTCCACTTATTGATACTGCATCAATATTAAATCCGTTTGTTTTGTTGAAAACTCTTGTCTGATCTCTTTGTATTCCATTTATATTTATGGCAATAGCTGGTACTGTTATTCCACCAGGGGCTGGTGTTCTTAAAGATTCTAATACTCTTTGTTTTGGAGCATATACAAATTTTACCTTAAATTCATCTTCTTGTATTGTTTTGGTTTTGTCGAAACGTTTTATTAGTATGTCATTAAAAGCACCAGCAAATTGTTCTACTAGTGTTTGAATTTCTTTATTATATGTCCAGCTTTTCACTTATATATTTAGTGTATTCTATTTAAAAAATGCTTTGGTAATGAACTTTTGTTAGTAGTTATTGCTTTTGTTGCATTACCGTCCAATATATAAGTTATAGAATAATCGTCTTTTGATCTAGTACACCTACCAGCCATTTGTACTAGTGTATTTAACATATAAAAACAATATTGATTAGGATTTGAATCAAATTTCTTTTTAATTCTTTTAGAACTAAGTGGAAGATATGGTGCTTTTAATATGATCTGGAATCTTCCTAAATCTCCGTCTAAACTTATTCCAGTATCCAATGATGGACTTACTAATATAGTAGGGACACTTGATGATTTATGTATATTTAAAATGTCCTCATTCGAAACTCCATCAAGTCTTATTAAAAATCTATCTTGTCCAAAAACTCTTTTTCTAAATTCTTCTGTTATAAGACGAGTATGTGTATGTATTATTCCTTTATAATCTTTATGTTTCTCGCATAAAGATAAACAAACATCTATCATTTCTTTTAAATCTTTATTGTTATTACTATAAGATAAATTATATTTATTTGAGCAAAATATTGGTGATTTTTCTGGATTAAATGGTGAGTCCATTTCTATATAAGAATATTCGTCTTTTGATATTCCCATATTTTTTGCAAATTGTTCGTGATTACTTAATGTGGCGGACATCAACAAAACTCTATCAGCTACTCCAAATATTTCTTTAAATAGTGGTTTTATGTCATATGGAACAAAGACAATTTTATCTGTTTTTCTTTCTTCTATTAAAAAACTACACTCATCCCAATACTCAATAGCTTTCTTCATTGAATTGTGCAATTTAGATAACCTGCTCATTGTTTGAATTTGTTTTTCTTTTATTGCTTCAGATCCCGTTTTCTTAGAAAGATTTATTAAAGTTTTTTTAATGTCTTCTATTTGATCTGTTGTTTGATTAAAAATATCAAACAACCAGTTTCTAGCATGTGACAAATCTTCTGTTTTTATTTTTTTAAAAGAAATATTACAAGACTTTAAAAAAGCATAATTTATTTCTAAAGTAAATTGACCAACAAGTTCTTCTTCTATGCCATCAGCCTCATCACAAATAAATATTTGTCTTTTTTGAAGAAATGGTCGTAGATTAAAAAAACTTCTATAATTCAATACCGACGTCTGTGAGTATATACCTTTATTTTTTGCTTCATAATAAGGACATATGCATGAATTAAAGCATTTATCTTTGGTTTTTTTAGAATATAAACACGGAGCAAAATCTGCTGTTTGTTGTAAGTCCACCTGACATTGATAATTGTTTTTCCCTTTAAAACAATGAAGGTCAGGAAAAAGACTATTATACTGATCTTGTAGAGATTTTGTTATAGTCATTATATATGAACCATAAAGAGGTTTATCCTTATGATCTATGTCATATGGATATTCTCCATTTTGGTTCATTCTATAAATTTGATATGCTAATATATCTCTTTTTCTTTCCTCGTCTATACTATCACTGCTAGTAGAAGCAGCTAATGCAATATGACTTTTTCCTATTCCAGTAGGAAGACATGCTATTACATATTTTTTCCCATTAGACCATGCATTATCTATTTTGTCTAATGCTTCTACTTGTGCGTTTCTAGGTACTGTACCTTTAGGAAAAAGATCAACAAGATTATATTTTTTTAGCATTTTGTATTATGCTATCCAATATATCCATGTTTATTTGTTTTTTCAAGCATAAACAAGGAATGTAACTGAAATCTTGTGTGTTTTTTCCAACATATCCTCTTCCGTAACATTTCTTACAATTAGTTTCTGGCCTCTTTTTAAGAGGAATTTGACCTTCACTTAATAATTTGAAATCTTCTTCCAAAACTTCATAATATCGTCCATTAAATGCATTATAACAAGTAATTGTTTTTTTATTCATTGTTTATGTTTTCTATTAATAAAATATTATTTGTAAATTTAGTATTTTTGCTTTTATTTTTTTCTAGTAATTTTACTAAATCGGATTCTGCCTCTGGAAAGTACTTTGATAATGATTTAATTCTATAATCAAAAAAAAGCAAACCATCATCAAGATGTTCTTCTATTGAAAATGGAATTGGTATTTCTAGCTTTTCTTTTTTATTTTTATTTGTTAGTAAATGAAAAACAATATGGAAATTTCTTTGTGTAAAAAGTTCAATTTTTCCCTTCTTAATTATTTTATTTTTAACTGTGAAAGAAACTGTTCTTTGTAATAAAGATTTACATACATCTTCGAGTTGTGATGATGAAATATTCATTTATTTATAAAATCTTTCTTTTGTGTTTTTGTCATATTTCTTAATCTTTTATCAAAATATTCCCAAAATTGTTTTTGTGGATTAGTTGGAACAGCAACTAATACTGCTACACTTTCTACCGGAATATTTCTCCAGTCTTGATATATAATATCAAAAACAGTTAATAAATTTTTAGATACAGTATCGTATGCAGGAGAATTTTGTGGAAGAGTAAAATTAAAGGTTTTTTTTCCTAAGTCAGAGTTTAATAATCTAATATCTCTTGTGCAAAGCATTCTTCTTGTTGGAAATTTATCAGCTAATTTTAGTCTTCTAATAAATTTTAATTCTACCAAATTGGTTTCACACAATTGCCTTAGACCTTGTAAACTGACTCTAATCATTTTTTAAAAATTTTGGTTCACATATACCAAAAATTCTACTTTCACTCAAAAAAACAACATTTTTAATATCGTTTATATTAGCAGCCTGTATTCCTTTATCGTTTGGAAATACAATAAAATCATTTTGTTTAACGGTTTTACAATTTGGTCCGGCTAAAATAACCTTACCAACTCTCCATACAAAATTAACAGTATTTATAGGAACCCATAAACTTCCTCTTTTAATTTCTGTTCCGTCTTCATTAACATCAATATATTGAACCATCAATATATCATCCAAAACATTGGTTAGTTTCCATCCATCTAGTTCTAATGCGTGTCCTTGGTATTGTTCAAGTTGAACAAGTCCTCCTATTTTATCTTCCAGGTTATTTGGTCTTTGTATCATATATTTTATTTAGTAAGCCTTTTCAGTTCTTCAATAAGTTTATTTTGAATATCAATTTCTCTTTTTGAGCATTCTCTAAAAGAAATATCATCAGATATTTCCTGTTTTTGTAATTTTGTTTTCTTTTTCTTTATATAAGAAAATCTTTTGTTATTTTTAGGTAAAACAACACGTAAAAACTTAGAAACAGAAGAAATATCAGAATAAAACGAATAGTTTCTACTCCATCTATTTAAAGTTTCATTTATAATCAAAGAATTTTCTATACTAGACATAGAAAGCCATCTATTAACAAGAAAAGTTGATGGTAAATCCATATTTAAACTATTATTATTTTCTTTTTTAAGAATCCAATCTAGTAACGGAAAAAGACCTTCTTTTTGAGAACTCATAGAGTTTTTATCTTATCAAGAAATGCTAATTGTGTCAATTCATAAAAATTAGTATCTATCATTGAACATAAGTTATCTTTTTTTTGTTTATCTAATTCTAATTTAGAGCAATTTAATCCTATAAAACCTAGAGATAAATTATTTTCTGGTTCCCTTGTTAATGAAACAACATAATCATTAATATTATCTTTAATATCAAGATATTCTTTGATTTTTAATAACAATAGTTGTTTAAAAAAATTATTTCCCAGTAAATTTAAGCTTGGTATTTCCCAACAAATGTTTATTGATTCTTCTATAACAGGATAAACTTGATTATATACAATTTCGTCATATTCTATGTTTATAGAGCCTTCGAATATTACAACAACTCCTGTTGGTTTATATTTTTCTTTGTAAAAATCATAACCAAATCTGCTTTTTAATAGTGAACCATTAAATGTTATTTTATTATTAGTGTATATCATTGTTTTCTATATTCTTTTTTAAAAATTTCGTTGCTTTGTTTCCAATCTGATGACATCATACTATCACCTAAACCATGATGAACAACATGAATAGGTAAAACACCAACAGAGATTTTGTTTTTATTACATTCTAAACAAAAAGCCATGTCATAATGGTGAAATTTAAATTTTTCATTAAATCTTGCTTCTGTGTTTTTTATTTTTTCTACGTTTATTGATATGAATAGACCATCAATTATTAGTGTTCTTTGTTTTGTTGGTCCAAAAACAGTTGTCCAATAGTTATCATTTGAATAATGCATAACTTCTCCAACAAAATTTTCTCTTTTGCTACAAAGGTGCCATGCCAAGTGTTGTTCGTCTAGATTGCATGTTTTGGTTCCTGCTAAACCAGTCACTATATATGGTGAATTGTTTAGTTTTTCTACTAAAAAAGGATCTAATAACTCGACATCATCATGAACAAACAATAAAATAGAGTTTTTATATGAATCATTGTTTATAAATGAATTATATACTTCTGACAGACCTCTTTTATTATCTTTAACTATTTCGAATGTAAATTCTTCTTGTGAATATATTTTGTTGAGTTTTTCTAGTGAGGGAAATATTGGTCTTTTTTGAAAATCCTCTATTGTTTTAGATAAAGTGCATATTATTGTTACTATTTGTTTCATTTTTAATGTAATATTTTAACATATAGAATAAATATTTCAAGTTTTTAGACATAAAAAGAGTAAATATAAATATTATTTGTATAAAATGAAAAATATTAAAACTAAAGATAAAGTTCAAAATTTTATAAAAAGAAACAAGAATTCTGATTTATTAGAATCAAATTCTGTTTTTGCTAAACATTTCTTGTTTTCCTTGCTAAAAGAACAAGAAGAAGACCAATTAGTTCCCGCTGGTTCAGCTGCTTCTAATTTAGAGAAAAAAACACCCGAGAATTTTACACCAGAAACAAATAAACAAGACTTTGAAAACTCTTTAGAACCATCTACAGATAAAGAAGAATTTAATGTTGATGGAATTTCCACTCAAGTACACATTGAAAATATCAAAAAAATTAAAAATTTTTCTGATAAATTAGATGAATTTGCATCATTTTTAAATGACCCTAATAGTGTTGATAGCTTACATAAGATTTTATCAGATAACGATAAGCCAGGTTCTCTTCTAAGAGGTATCACCAGAAAAACATCTGATGGTATCACTAGAGTTGCAGGAGAAATTGAAAAATTAAAAGAAGTTTTAAATTCTTTCATTATCTTAGCTCCTAAAAAATTAAGAGACACCGAAACTGTAAGTGCAAATGGCTAAAAGTTTTTGGGATACAAATTGTTTATGATTATATTATAATCAATTTGGTTAATATCATCTTTAACACACCATTCATTTAGATCTTTATATTTGTTATCTAAAGACCAAAAATAAACAGTTTCTTTCATTTCCAGTAGTTCTTGTGTTTTCTTCATTGAAGAATCATCTATTCTAGGATTGTCCAAAATCCATATCCTTTTATGAAAAGGATATCTAGAAAGTTGTTTCTTTTGTAATGCTGTTATATTAAGACCAGCTATTCCTACTCCATTTTTAATAAACATAGAATCAATCGGTCCCTCTGTTAAAAAAATATATTCTAGATCAGAATCTATATTAGATATATTAAAAACAGACTTTTCTGCTCCTGATTTTCCTAGATACTTTGGATTGCTATCATCTAAACACCTAGTTTGATAAAAAACTATTTCCTTTTCATCATAAAATGGTAAACAAAGTCTGTTTTTATGGACAAAATCAGAAATACTAAAATAATAATTTTTACATTTGTTTATTGCTATATCTAATTTTCTTTCTTTTACATATGAAAGACATTTTTTAACCTGTTGATTGTTGTTATAAAACGATAATTGATTATTATCAGATAAATTAATACTATCAAAAGGAAGATGTTGTGGTTTTCTTTTGAGGTCGCTTGTGGTTTTGTTAAACAAAACTTCTGATGAATCTGAATTTTCTATAATTTCTTGTTTTATTTCATCTATATCTGAATTAGAAACTTCGGATATCCAATTAATAGCATTCCATGACTTGGAGCAGTTAAAACAATAAAAAGATTTTGTTTTTGGATAAAAAAACAACCTTTTCTTTTTCCCTAAACTTTTTCCTTCTTTACATATAGGACAACCGGCATTATACACTCCATCAAACTTTTTATATGTCGGATTATGACTATAAGTGTAAAATTTATTTAAAATAAAAGAGTCAGGAATATTCATCCTGACTCTTTTATACTACTGTTTTAATGTAAAGTCAACTATATTACCATCCAGATCTTTCGAAATCAGTATCTCCCTGTGTTGTTCTTCTGAAAGTATCGGCAACATCTTCGTCTTCGTCTTCAATACCTCTTTCTCTGAAAGGAATTCCTGTTTCGATTTCATCATCTTCATCAGAAGCAGATGCTAAAGAATCAACAATACCAGATTCTGTATTAATTTCTAATTTACCATCTTCGGTTTCTACTATTTCTTTCTTTGAAATAAGACTGTTAATGATATTATTTGCAACTTCTGGTTCTCTTCCCATTCCGCTTTTTCTTGATAAGAAATCCACGGCTTCTTCTCTAGATACAGTATCACTTGCTTGGATAAACTTCAACAATGATTCTTCTGCTGCTGATGTTGGTTTTTCCATACCAGAATCCATGGATTCCATGTCATCTTCACTTTGCGAAGTTTCTTCTGGTTGTGTTTCTATATGAGTGTCTTTCATTTTTTGGAATAAAGTAGTAAATTTAGCACTCCATCTAGTTGCTAAAACTGACATTCCTTCTTTAAACCCTTTAAATCTACCTCTCATTACACCATCAATAATTGTCTTTAATTCGGAATATGGTAATGTTTCTACTCCTTCTGTACTTAGTTCTTCTACATGAGTATTAATTTCATCAAGGATAGACTTGATTTGATCAGCAGTAAGATTTCCTAGATATCCTTGTTCTTTCCATCTTTCGATAAAGGGTGAAATAGCTGATTTATAATCATCTGATTCTAAATCGGATATTTTTTCAGATAATTTTTTTAGATCAAATGCTACATTTCCATATCTTTCTTCATTAGATATTGTTCCTTCATTAAGGAATGATTCAATCAATGTGTCAAATTTTAATTTTTTCATATTATTATTTACAATCTATTTATCTTAATTAATTCCAGTTAACAAACTTTGATCTTCTCCATAAGGAGTTCCGTTTTCTGTCAAATATAATTGAGTAACCTTTATTCTTTCTTCTGGTGAACCAAATATATCAATAACAGCAGGGCAATCTTCTGATGGAAAGATTTTACCCTCGCTCTTATGATAAGAAGAAACATAAGATTTAAAAATATTATCTATTTCTTCTCTATAAGTTACATCAGTTTCTCTTGTTTCTTTTTGAGAAATTTCAACAGGAGCTACTTTTGTGATAGGTATAAAAAACAAAATATCATATAATTTTAATGTTTCTCTTACGATAATCCTGCTTTCATCAAGAAATTTTTCAGAAACCTTATCATTTAAAAATAACCAAGTTGTATATACTAGATTATCTAATACACATCTATCAAAGATTACATTATCTTTTTTTGAATATTCAATAGCCTGATCTACCAGGGCATTTAAAATATTTTTTTGAGATTCTTCTGTTCCTTCTTTGTTTATATGATTTTTATCTAAAAAATCTCTATATGTTTTTTCTGGTGTTTTATAGTTCTTCCAAGTTTTTAAAAAATCTTGGATATATGTTGTTTTTCCAATACAGGAAGTTCCGAAGACGGCTATTTTCATAAATTAAATATCTTCTTTTAAGAGTTCTGGAAATTTTGAAAGAATTTGTGTTGTTATAGAATCAAAAATTTCATTATTATCAGATAATAATGGATTATGAACATAAACATTTTCTATTTTTACAGAATTGTTTTGTGTTCTAATTAAAGATGCTGTTTCAATCATTTCGTCAATATCATTTTTGTCCCAGTCTGAACATACATCACACCCAGACGAAAAAAGTAAACTTTCAATTATATATTGCGCTTGTTTTTCTGAAATTTGTAAATTAATCATTTTTTACGTGATTAACACTACATTGAATTTATTATATTGTCAAATATTTTTTTCTGCTGGTATTGTTCTCAATAAGTCTTCTATTAAATCCGATTTTGTTTTTAAACTGTCTGCATTAACCTCTCCTCCGGATAAATCTGATATAATATTTTGAACTGTATCATCTTCTCTGTTTAAGAGTGTTAATAATTTTATAATTTTTTTTATCCAATCTACGTTTATACTATCTTCTTCTATATTTTTGAGTTCTGATGGTTCGTTTTCAGCAATTTGAGGTTCCATTTGAGGTTCAGCTGTGGATTGATCTTGTGGTTGCTCTGGAACTTGTTGATTTTCTTGTTCAGATAACAATGTTTTTCTTATTTTTTCGTATGTATTGTGAAAAGAACTCATATTTTATATTTACTATTATTATGAATAATTTCACAGATAAATATATAAATAAATTATATGCAATACATCAGCACCGAAGGTTTATTAATAGATACCATTAAAAATGAAACAAAAATTTTAGGAAAAACTAATACAGTAGAAGTTTCTTCTGGAAGTTTTTTAGGTGGAAATAACACAACAAAACAAAATTCAATTTCTTTTGGTGGAAGAAATATACAAACAACTGATGGGTCTGTTTCTTATGGTGGTTCATCTTCTAGTTCATCAACAAGTTCTGTTATGATATTAGGAGAAAATAGTTCTATAACAAACAATTCTATTGGTATAGGTGCAAAAAATACTATATTAAATGCTGTAAGTTCAGTTTCTATAGGCGGAAACAATATTAATATAAACAAAGCAGTAAATTCACCACAAGTTGGATTAGGTGTTATTAATATTGGTGGTTTAAATAATAAAATTGGAAGTGACAGTATAGTTATAGGAAGCAGTGGAGTTGAAATAGATAATAATTCTATTTCTATAGGTGGGTTTGGAAATAAAAACAATTCTTATAATAATGTTGTTTTTTTAAACACAAGAAATGCACTAGCAGTGAGTTCCAACTTATTATATGTACCTAGAACAATGGTTTTGGGTGATATATTAATTAATGGAAATTTATCTGCAAGTGGCACTTTAACATACATTCAACCATCTCTTATTGCTTCTCAAGGTTATTTGACAGCAACTAATATTACAAATAATAGACCAGTTATATATGCTGATCAACAATATATATCAAATCCTAATGTTTGTGAATTTTATTTCAATCAAAAGCCTAAATTATTTGTAAACCAATATGGTGCTTCTGTAAACACAACAAATTCATCCAGCACTCATGCATTAACAATTTCTGGTTCAATATCGGCTTCTGGTGGAGCTACATTTAGAGATACCTTGTGGTTCAATAACAAAACAAATGGAACTATAATTACAAATCTTTATGCTTTATCTGCTAATATATTAAAAACCGATGCAGGATTTACAATGGGTGGAGGTTTAACCTCAAATTATCTTTCTGTTATTGCTGTTGATAATAATACGGAAGGTCTTAGAGTTACACAAACAGGTTCTGGACCAGCATTCATAGTAGAAGACCAAGAAAATCCAGACCCAACACCTTTTATGATTTTGGGTGATGGTAAAACTGGTGTCGGAACAAGAACACCAAACCAAAAATTGACAGTTGTTGGTAGTATTAGTGCTGCTTTATCTGGAACACTTGCTGAAGTTGGAAATATATATTCAGAAGGTTCGGTTTCTATAGGTCATACAGCAGGAACAACAACCATACCGGAAAAATTGACAGTTTATGGGTCTATAAGTGCAACTCAAAACCTTAAATTAAGAGAAGGGACAGGAGCAACAAATGGTATATTATTTGGAACTGATTGTAATTTATATAGATCTTCTGCAAATACTATAAGAACAGATGGAAATTTAACTATAGGAACACTTGCTGCCGGAACAACTAATACTGTAGTAACCCATAATAGTAATTCACTACAACAAAGAACAGTAAATACTAGAATATGGGATACTGCTGCAACCTTTTTAAGCGGTTCTCCTAGTATATCTTATATACCAAAAAGCACAACATTAAACACATTAGGAAATTCATTTTTATATGAAACTACAAATCAAACAATAGCATCTAGAACAGTTGTTGCTAGTGGAGACAATATTGGGTTTGTTGTTAAACATTCTTCTTATCCTCAAATAATTTTAGAAGATGGAATTTCTAATCCGAATGGTAATAAATGGGGGATGTGGGTTCATATAGCCCCTTCATCAAATAAAACTTTTGTTATTGGTCCTCAAAGTACAACTGGATCAGGAGATGCTGCTATATCTATAACAAGAGCTAGTTCTGCTACAAATGTAGTAAACGGGGTAGGAATAAAAACGTATTCTCCAGAAGCTGCATTACATGTAGCTGGTGATTTTAAAGTTAATACAATAACAACAGGAACAACTGATACTGTATTAACTCATAGTTCTGGTTTGTTTCAACAAAGAACAATAAACAATAGAGTTTGGAACACTGATGCAACCTTTTTAAGCGGCTCTCCAACTATTAACAAAATATTAAAATGTACTGGTCCTAATACAATAGGAAATACTAATATGTCAGATAATGGAAGTGTAGTTTCTGTTGATGCTGGACAATTTAGTGTTCCTATTGGAACAAATGCATTGCCTGGTTTTATATTTAATAGTGGAAATAATAACGGGTTTTCTTATAATGCCACTAATGGCATAGAAGCTAATATAGGTGGAAGTTTAAAATTAAGAATTAATACAAATTACACACATACAAATCGACTTCTTGTAAACACTACTTCTTATACAAATGAAATATTAAGAACAGGTACTGGAACTCATACTTTAGGTGGAGATACTACAATTGAAGGACGATTAACTGCTCTTTTAAAGATGACTTGCGCTGATGGACTTTCAGTTAACAGTGGTCAATTAACAACACCACTAGGAACCGCTGCTCTTCCTTCTTATACATTTAATGGTGATACAAATACTGGTATATATTCTCCTGCTGCTGACACTGTAGGTATTTCAGTTGCTGGTACAGAAAGATTTAGAGTAAATTCATCTGGACAATTAATGGCTAATTGTACTGTTCCTTATGGTAATTTAAGGGTTAACAACGCATTATCCATAGCTAGTGATTATAGTGCATCAGCAAATAATTGCAATACATATATGGGTGAATTATATGCTAATTCATCTACTCTTAATACATATGTAAGGTTTATTAGTTATAATCAAGCATATACAGATTCAAGTAGGGAGAGATTTTTTATTGGAAATTATGCTAAAAATACTAGCGGTTCCCCAGATCATAATAGAGGTGGGTATCTAAATTTTAGACCCTATGATGGTGATGGATCTTTGGATATTTATGCTCCAAGAAAAGCAACAGGTGTAGGTGGAACCATTCGTTTGTATTCTGGTGGATATGCAGTATTATCAACGAATCCTAATAAAAGTGTAATAATGAATAGTCCAAATATTGGTGCTGGTACTACTGCTGAACTTGGATGGAGATTATATGATAGCGGAAGAGTTGACCATTCTTTGAACACCCCTTATTATTTTAGACATACACTATGTAATTCATCTGATCCAACACAAACATATATTCAATTTAGAAATGCAGCAGGAGTAGTATGTGGTAGTATAAACAGTGCTAGTTTGACTACGATGGCGTATTCTCAATCATCAGATTATCGTTTAAAAGAAGACCCGACAGATATTAAAAATTCTATAGAAAAATTAATGAAATTAAAACCAAAAAATTTCAAATGGAAATGTTCTGAATCAAGAACCGATGGTTTTTATGCTCATGAAGTAAGCGATATTTGTCCAGATGCTGTTTTTGGTAAATATGATGGTGTTGATGAAAATAACAATCCAATTTATCAACAGTTGGATTATTCTAAGTTAATTCCATTATTAACATCTGCTTTACAAGAAACAATAAAAGAATTAAATGATTTAAAACAAAAAATTAAATAAGTTGATTTTTGTAAACCAATATTAAATATATTAAGTTATGACTGATATAATAAAAGAAAATATTAAAGACGAAAATTATATACAAACTTTAATTAAAAGAGTAGAATTGCAAAGAAACGAAGCATTAAATACTGTTTTTGTTTTGGAAACAGAAATGTTAAAAGCAAATTCTATTATAAATTCTCTTTCTGAAGAAAATAAAAAATTAAAATCAGAATTAGATGAATTAAAAACAACAAAAGAATTATGATGCAGCTTATAAAAAATGCAGCAATGACTGCTGTTTCTTTTTTAAGCAGTAATCATGTTCCCCCAAATACAAAAGCAGAAGATTTTAAAAGATTAAAATCAACAAACCATATGGAATCTAAAAAATTCTATATTGTTTTGACGTCTGTTGCTATTCTTGCTTTTTTTTATTTTTCTAGTATTAGCATTTTGTTTTTTATTCCATCAAATGCACCAGAATTCATTAGTGGTTTTGTTACTATTTTTTCAAAAACAATAGAAATTCTGGCTGTTATAATAGCATCATATGTGGGTGCTCAAGCAGTTGTTGATTTAAAATACGGTAGTAATTCAGATGCATCTCTAAAAGGAACTACAAAAACAGAACAAATTAAACAAGAAGTAACATTTATACATACAAATGCAAAGGAGGATGATTATGAACTCAAATAATCCATCACCAAACACATTAAATTTATTATTAAAATACGAAGTTGGAGGAGGAAAGGCATATTATGATAAATATTTGTCTAAATTTACATGGCCTGGTGGTGCTTCTGGTCCAACTATAGGAATTGGTATAGATTGTGCATATTACACAAAAACTGAATTATCAAACATTTTTAAATTCCTTCCTAGTGATGAAATAAAGTTAATACAAGGATCCGTTGGTAAAACAGGAGAAAGCGGAAAAGAATATACCAAGGTTTTAAGAAATCATGGAATTACTGTGAACTGGGAAAATTCTTTTGAAATTTTTAAAACTATAACATGGACTAAATTCACCAAATTAACAGAAAAAACATTTCCTGGTGTCAAAGAACTGAAAGATGATGCATATGGTGCGATTGTTTCTCTTGTTTTTAATAGAGGAACAAGTTTAAAAGGACCATCAAGATTGGAAATGAGAAAAATAAAAGAATTAATACCAAACAAAGATTATGTTGGTATAGCAACTCAGTTCAGAAAAATGAAAAGACTTTGGGTTGGAAAAGGGTTAGATGGTTTACTTGAAAGAAGAGATTCTGAGGCCGATTTGATTGAAAAATGTGCATAATATGGATGATTTGGGAAGAGTTTATTCTAATCATGTAAATGGAAAACCTCCAATAATGATGGGAGGATCGCAAAATTACTCTTTTCCATCTGCTTCTACATTTGAAAAAGACCCACAAAGTATTGAATTAGAAAATAGTTTTTTAAAATCATTAAAAAATGTTGTTGCTGAAGAAGAAAAAATAAACCCAACAATTATTACTAATAATAATAATAATAATAATTTAAATACT